TCACCGACGCGGCGCCACCCGACGCGATCCTGCGCGAAGACTACCCGATGGTGATCGAGGTCAGCGGCGCGTTTCTGGAGCTGCACCACGCGGCGGCCAGGATCGAGGCAACGTGGCGAGAGCTGTGCATTCCGCGCTATCACCCGATCATCACGATGCCGAAAGACCTGATCGAGCGCGGCCGCGAGCGGATCGCCCGCGACGGCGTCCGCGACTGGTTCGTCGGCATGCACCTCCGCCAGGGCGGCCCCCACGACGAGGACTCGGTCCGCAACGTCGCCGACGAGCAGACCTACGCGCCGGCGGTCGAGTTCATCCGCCAGGCCGGCGGCAGCGTCCTGCGAATCGGAGAGCGCCCGCTGGCGCGGCCGATCCCGGGCGTCGTCGACTACGGCGGGGCGGGCGACTGGCCGGACTGCTTCGTGATCTCGCAGAGCCGGTTCTTCCTCGGCACCAACTCCGGGCCGAGCGTCGTCGCCGGGACCTTCGGCGTGCCGCTGCTGATCGCGAACCACGCGCCGGCGGGCGGCCTGTTCCCGTACCGCGCCACGCTGGTCCGCAAGCGGGTGGTCGAACGCGTCCCCGGTTTCAGCGACGGCCGTCCCCTCTCGACCGAGGCGTGGCAATGCAAGAACCTCTGGACGACGTCCCAGCTCGAAGCGGAAGGGCTTCGGCTCGTCGACTGCACCGCCGCGGAGATCGTCGCAGGCGTGGCGAAGATGCTACAGGAGACCTCATGAGCCCGGTCGTGATCGCGCTGCTCGGCGGCCTACACTGCTCGCTCCCGCCGCTCGACTTCCGCACGTTCTACTCGCGCTTCTACGCGTCGCCGGGCGACCGCCATTGGTTCGTCCGCGACGCGGAGGACCGCGGGACCGCCGCTCGCCGCCTCGCCGACGCGCTGGCCGACTTCGCGGACTACCGCGCCGGCCGCGCCGACAAGTGCCGCGACGGAATCATGGTGCCGGAGGACATCCCGTGAAGATCGAACTGATCCTCTCCGACCGGCGCGGCCGCAGCTTCGTCGTGCGAGTGGAAGAGCCGAAGCTGATGCCCTTGGATCCGCGCGACAATCCGCGGACGCTCAAGATCGACGGCCTGCGCGACCTGACAGTGGAGAACGACGACGGCAGCTTCTTTCGGTTCGTGCCGGCGGCGCCCTGGCCGCACACGTTTCGGCAGAGGCTCCGCTGGCTCTTGGCGTGGCGGCGTTTGGAGGAGGACTGACTGATGAGCGAAGTCACCGAACAAGACGTAGCCAACGTCGTGCTCGACCTTCTCACGCGGGCCGTCGTGTCCATATTCCGGTCCCAGCAGTTCGAGAACGCCGAGATGTTGGCCGCCAGCCTCACCGGCGTGTGCGGCGTCGCCATGATCGACCTGCTGATCGAGAAGTTCGACGTCGAGCCGGAGCAAGCGATCGCGCTGGTGCGCTCGAGCTTCGAGACGCGGGCGACCGAGATGGCGGAAGCGGTGGCCAAGCACAGGAGCAAGGCGAAATGACCGGAGAACTCGACATCGCCCGCCGCAAGTTCGTCGACGAAGTCGTGAGCGGCAAGACCCGAAAGATTGGAGCGCCCGTCGAAGGCATCCGCGAGCCAGAACCGAGCGAGCATCCCGACGAGCGGATGAACCTCACGATCAAGGACGTGGGACGGTGGGAGCCGGAATCGTCCGGTCGCGCGAAAAACAATCAGGGAAACGATGGCGATGCCGGTCGGCGGTAGGCGAGAGGGTGCAGGCCGCAAACGCGGCGGCAAGAACAAGCGCACGGTGGAGCTTGAGCTTGCCACGGCGCGCGAGATCGACTCGGCGCGGATCAGCGGGCGCGAGCTGGCGAAAGACGTGCTCGACCGGCTGATGAGGATCGCCGAGGGCGCGGCATCGCTGCACAAGCCGAACGAGGCGGGCCAAGGCGGCGACTGGTCGCTCTTCGGCGAGTGGTTCGACCGCACGGCGTGGGTGGCGAAGGAGCTGGCGAAGTACCAGAGCCCGCAGCTCCGCGCGGTCGTGGTGTCGATGCCCGGCTCGCCGGTGCCGGAGCCGAAGGTGGTCGAGGGCAAGGTGCTCAACATGAAGGACCCGCGCGTCGTCGCGGCGGCCTACGTGCGGTTGGTGAAGACGACGGCGAGGAGCTGAACTAGGGGAGGCCGCGATGCAAAGCGCCGCAGCAGAATGGTTTGTCGTAGCTGGCTTATTCGCCATAGCGGTTGCAATTCTTATCAAGTGAGGTCGCTGAAATGCCCATCTCTACCGAGATAGACGCGCCAATGGCGAAGAACAAAGACGACGAACTCGTTACAATTTCGCGCTCATATCTGCTTTTGCTTTGGAGGCAATTGGACGAATTGCGAGAACGTGTCGCAAACTCGCCCCTCATCGAGTCAAAGTAGGCCGCCCACATGAGAACCGCTGCTGAATTAGAAGCCCTAGCTGTGGCTCAAGCCGTCGCCGCCGAGCGGGAGCGGTGCGCTAAGATTGCGGAGGACGAATATCGTGACGAACGCTGGCACGGCTATTATCGCCATGCGGGTATCGTCATCGCAGACAAAATCCGAAACGCAAAGTAAGCCGCTACGATGGACCCAAATCTCCCGCACCATTGGCAGATCGTTGAGACGGCGACCATGCGCGTCGTTGCCGACAATCTCACGCACGACCAAGCTTTGAATCAGTGCGAATATCTTGAGCCGCACCCTGAAACGACAGGCTTCCGCTACGTCATGCAGCCGGTTCGCAACTGAGGCCGATCAGATGACCCGCGTTCAAAAAGCTTCAAAGCTTCTCGATAATCTCGGCTTCGTTTTGCTGTTCGGGAAAGTGTCGGACGCCGAGCTAGTCAAGATCGTGTTGTGGATCAAAGATCAGTTGAAGGAGTAGCCCCCCCATGCAGATCGCCGCAGACCTCGACATAATCAGCAATCAAACCGCGTTCCTAAAACGGATCGCGGAGGCGCTGAGCATGACCGGGAATGGCACCCTCGGGGGCCAGATCAGTATGACGGCGCGGAATATCGAATTAGCTGCTGCGGCGATTGCCGAAAAGAACTCCACTGCAAACGCAAAGTAGGCCAATAAAATGCGCTCGTTCGTAGCGGTGCTGCTTCTCGCCGTCCCGGCGATCTGGTGGACGCCGAAGCAGCACCACGGCTGGGCGAGCGCGCCGCCGAAGTATTGCGCGCAATTCCCGTGCTACGAAAACCGGGCGAGGCTGCATGGCAGACGATAAGTTCGGGGTCAAAGCCGCCGTCGCCGCGGAGCGCGAGCGGTGCGCCAAGATCGCCGAGGCCCGCGAGGACGACCCGTTCAAACTCTTCGGCGAGGTCGCGACGCTGATCAGGTCGGGCAACCCCATGACGACGGTCAAGCCGGTGCCCCTGCTCTGCGTGATCGGCTGGCATAGCTGGACGCGCGGCCGCGAGCCGATCAAGCTGGGCGGCCCGGTCTATCGCTGCCGCCATTGCGCGGCGACGAAGGGGCGCTACGAGGCCGGCTGATGGACTGGAAGCACCCAGACTACGCCGCGATCTTCGCCGAGCGGATGGCCAACCTGCACCGCATCCGCGAGAACCCCGAGGTCAGCGTCCCGGTGCTCAAGGAGAAGTACCGCGACAACATCGCGGACTTCATCGCCGACTGGGGCGTGACGTTCGACCCGAGAAACCCGGAGCGCGACCTCCCCGCCGTCGTGCCGTTCGTGCTGTTCCCGAAGCAGCGCGAGTGGGTCGAGTGGCTGATCCGGCACTGGCACGGCCAGACGCCCGGCCTGGTCGAGAAGTCGCGCGACGTCGGCGCGACGTGGCTCGCGGCGTGCACGGCCTGCTCGCTCTGCATCTTCAACGAGGGGCTCGCGATCGGCTTCGGCTCGCGCAAGGAGGAGTACGTCGACCGCCTGGGCACCTTGAAGCCGATCCTGCCGAAGGCGCGGATGTTCATGGAGCACCTCCCCGTCGAGTTTCGCGGCGGCTGGCAGTCGTGGCGGGACGCGCCGTTCATGCGGATCAACTTCCCCTCGACCGGCTCGCTGATCATGGGCGAGGCCGGCGACCAGATCGGCCGCGGCGACCGCGCCTCGATCTACTTCGTCGACGAGAGCGCCCACCTCGAGCGGCCCGACCTCGTCGAGATGTCGCTGTCGCAGACGACCAACTGCCGGATCGACATGAGCTCGGTGAACGGGATGAACAACCCGTTCGCGAGGAAGCGCCACGAGGGCAAGGTCGACGTCTTCGTGTTCGACTGGCGCGACGACCCGCGGAAGGATCAGGCGTGGTACGACGCGCTCTCGAAGGGCGAGGACGAGGGCGGCCGCGGGCTCGACCCGGTCACGATCGCCCAGGAGGTCGACCGCGACTACTCGGCCTCGGTCTCCGGCATCGTGATCCCCGGCGAGTGGGTGCGCGCGGCGATCGGCGCCCGCGAGCGGCTCGGCCTGCCGAAGGGCGGGCGCAAGCTGCTGGCGCTCGACGTCGCCGACGAGGGCGTCGACCAGAACGCGGCGGTCGGCTGCACCGGCATCGAGATCGACTTCGCCGAGCAGTGGTCGGGCAAGGGCGGCGACATCTTCGGCACGGTCGCCAAGGCGTTCGCGATCTGCGACGAGCACGGCTACCCGGGGCTGCGCTACGACGCCGACGGCCTCGGGGCGGGCGTCCGCGGCGACGCGCGGGTGCTGAACGAGCAGCGCCGCAGCGCGCGGGCGCGCGAGCTGCCCGTGGTCGGCTTCCGCGGCTCCGAGGCCCCGTTCGATCCGGACGCCGCGGTCGAGGGCACGCTCGGGCGCGAGGGCGAGAAGGGGCGGACCAACAAGGACTTCTTCGCCAACCGCAAGGCGCAGGCGTGGTGGGAGCTGCGCCGGCTGTTCCGCAACACGCACCGATGGGTGACGACCGGCAAGGCGTCGAGCCCCGACGAGATCATCTCGATCGACCCGGCGATGCCGCTGCGCTCGAAGCTGGTCAGCGAGCTGAGCCAGGCGACGATGGCGTTCAACGGCCAGGGCAAGATGGTGATCGACAAGCAGCCCGACGGCATGAAGAGCCCGAACCTCGCCGACGGCGTCGTGATCCGGAAGGCGCGGATGGAGCGCGGCCCGCTGCGGATCACGCCGGAGATCCTGGCGGCGGTGTCGGGCGGGCGCAGGAGGATGCGGTGATGGGCAAGCTCGTTCGCCGCTCGCTTGACCGGCGCTCTCGCGCCGTGCGACGGTCGCCGCAATCAAGTTGATTCCTTTCCTTTCAAGTTGAAACCGGAGCGGGCCGTGGGCAGCGCCAAGAGCGGCAGGACGAGCCAGTTCACGCTCCAGCAGCAGGACGAGATCGTCCGCGCCTACGTCCGCGGCATGAAGACCGCCGCGATCTGCGAGCAGTTCGGCTGCTCGAACTCCTACCCGGGGCAGCTCGCGCGCAGGCGCGGCCACCCGGGCCGGGTGTCGCAGAAGACCCGGGACGTGCTCAGCGCCGCGGCCCGCCGGCGAGAGCGTCCCTCGCCGCCGCCGGTCGTGGCGGCGCACACTCAGGGCGGCCGCACGACCGTCGAGCGCCAGGGCATCACGCTGCCGCGGCTGAAATGCCTGGAGGAGGATCTATGAGGCGGGAGATCGTCCGCGCGGCGCTGCTGTTCGTCGCGCTGGTCGCGCTGAACGTGTTCTTCGGAGGCTGAGCCGATGGGATGGGGCGGGGCGCGTCCGGGAGCCGGCCGCAAGAAACCGAAGGCGCCGGCGACGCCGCCGCTCAAGCCCAAGCCGACTCCGGAGATGCGCGAGGCGGAGCGCCGCTCGGTCGCCGCCATGCACGAGATGATCGAGGCGTCCCGCGCGGCGGCCTCGTCGGCCCGCGAGAAGCAGGCGCACCTCAACCCGTTCGCCATCCGCCCGGACCTGTTCCCGCCGCCCGCCGTCCCGAAGGCCAAGGGGATGCGGCTCGCGATGGACGACGCGACCAACTGGGCGTCGAACGCCTGGGCGGCCTCCGGCGCGGTGCTCGGCGCGGCGCAAGAGGGGCTGATGTTCCTCGGCTACCCGTACCTCTCGGAGCTGGCGCAGCGCCCGGAGTACCGGACCTTCGCGGAGACCATCGCGACGGAGGCGACCCGGAAGTGGATCAAGCTGAAGGGCTCGAAGGCCGAGGAGGAGGCCGAGGAGAAGGGCGCGACCCCGGAGCAGGCGCAGGACGAGCAGGCCGAGGCCGACGACAAGAACGACAAGATCAAGGATCTGGAGGGCTACCTCAACCAGCTCCAGGTCCGCGACCACTACGCCAAGATCGCGCTGCACGACGGGCTGTTCGGGCGGAGCCACCACTACTACGACTTCGGCACCGATCTCGGCGATGACGAGCTCAAGACGCCGATCGGCAACGGTCGCGACGAGCTGACCAAGGCGAAGGTCACGACGGGATCGCTGAAGCGGCTGAGCGTGATCGAGCC